AATACGTAGCCCCCCAACATATTGTAAGCAGTCCCGCAGCCGCCCCACACATAGCAGCACTGGAAGGAATGAGAACCAAAGGGTATGCAGACGGTGGATTTGTGGCCAACAAAAACATGGAACTTGGTATACAGTCTCAGATGATGGCTAAAGCTATAGAGAACCTAGGTCCATTTTATGTCTCCTGGACACAGGGCCAAAAGGTAGGTAAACAGGTACAGTGGAAGGAAAAGGTATCCGGAAAACGTAAATTTCAAACCCTATGAGCTTATCAAAGAAGTATGGTATTTCTCAGGAGGTCATTAATAAAATGGTGATTGATGGGGTTATATCTTGCCTGTACCCACGGAATGAGGAAATCTGCAATATGTACCGGACCCTAATGGCTAAAGGAAGAAATAAGATGCAGGCATACAGTGAGATTGCAGAAGCCTGTAATATTTCGGAGAGGTCCGTAATGGATATTATTAAGAAGATGTCCTGATTTGAAAAAAGTCCTGCAATAAGACAACCGTCTTAAAGATTTAGATTTACTCCCATGACGGGAGATATTTTCATTTATGGAGGTATAGGATCAGAAGCGGGAGAAGTCTCATTTAAAAACGTTCAGGCTCAGATTTCCCAAAACAAGGATGCTGAGGAGCTGATCGTTCATATTATTTCACCAGGTGGGGACGTGTTTGAAGGTTATTCAATCTACAACGCTCTCAAGAACACTGGTAAAAAAATCACGACACATATTGAAGGTACTTGTGCTTCCATTGCTACACTGGTAGCCGGGGCCGGATCATCTATAAAGATGAATCGTACCGCTCAGTTTATGATACACAATCCCCAAGTGCAAAACCTTTCGGGGGTCGCAGATTCGAAGAAACTTAGGAATGTAGCCGACCAGCTAGACCAAATCAAAACGCTTTTGATTGATGTCTACGACCGTCGTACAGACCTTGGAAAAGAAAAGCTATGGGAGTTATACGATAACGAAACCTGGCTAACCGCAGATCAAGCGGAAAAAATGGGGTTCATCGATGAATCCGTAGACGCCATCAAGGCCGTAGCCCGAATCGATTTACAAAAAATTCAAACTGAAATGAAAGAAACAACCCTTGTAAACGGAATTATCACCCGTATTAAAAACCTACTGAAGTTTAAAAACGAGTATACTGAGACTCTACAGGATGGAACCATCGTGGTGATTATGTCCGAAGACGGAAACTTCACAGGAAAAGGAATCCTGTATGAAGATGGATCCCCCGTACCCGCAGGAGAACATACTCTTGCGTCAGGAAAGACACTCGTGGTAGATGGAAACTCCACTATCACAGAAGTAAAAGAAGCAGTAGTAGAAAACAACGAAGACATGGAAAAAGACAAAGAAATTGAAAACTTAAAGGCACAGCTCGCCGAGGCGACCGCTCGAGCCGAAAAAGCTGTAGCCGATGCTGCTACTGCTACGAAAGAAATTGCCACCGCGAAATCTGAAACAACCAAGTTTCAGAACAAAGTGACTGAGATTGAAAAGCAATTTATTGCCCTTCAAACTGAGGTGAAAAAGACCATCGGAGATAATACCGAACCTCTAAAGGGTCCGGTGTTTAAGAACACGGAAAACCCGGCGAAAGATTACGACCCTATGGGCGTAGACGCCATGAGAATCTTACAAGGACGTAACCGCATCTAACCATACCCATGACAAAGATCATTAACTCCATGTATACGCCAAACCTGTCGTATACCTACCCTGGAAAGTTGAATACTGAACTTATCCAGAAGCCAAAAATTCAGACTCCTGCGCTTTCTGAATTGTTCCGCATTATGCAGGGTATCCGGTGCGGTGAATACATTAACCTCGTTCAACCGCTTACCAGCGTGCTGACCAAAGGTACGGCTGATTGCGCACCGACGTATACACAGTCAGGATCAATCACCGACAGGAAGATTGAAACAGGCCTTTTCGAAATCAACCTGGAATGGTGTAAAAAGGAATTTGCCGCCGTATGTTCTAACCTTTCCGACAGTGACCTGATCGGCGACGGTCTGGATGGATACGAACTCGGAAACAGACTCCGTACGCTCATCTTTGATGAAGTATTGGAAGCGGCTCGTCTTGACTTGTTTAAGATCATTTTCCTATCCAACAACTCCCTAGGAACAGGATCAACAAACAAGTACAGCGCAATTGACGGTGTGTTTACCAAGTTCTTCGACGGTGCCGGTTCATACTGCGTAGAGCCAGTGGACAACACACTGCCTAACCAGCACGATTCAGTACTTTCCAGCAACCAGGCACGCGATACCTTCCGCCTGTTGTGGGGTAACTCGAGCAACCTGTTAAAGCAATTGCCTTCTTCTCAGAAGCAAATGTGGGTATCAGGGTCAATGTGGGAAAACTACTACGACTCGATCATCAATGATTGCTGCACAGAAGGATCATGGAAGGCCGGCCAGGATGGACTGGGGGATCGTCTGTTCTACAGAGGTATTGAGGTATTCCCGCTGTGGGCTATCGACGAGGCTCTCCAGAATGAAACCGACAACCCATACTACGACATCATCCGTCACTTTGCAGTATACACTGCCAAGAACAACCACCTGGTAGGAGTTGAACGTGCTTCCGATTTGAACAATCTTGAAATGTGCTACGACTGCCGCACAAAAACAACCTTGATACAAGGTGAGATGCGCGTCGGTTACAACTACGCACAGTGTGATTTGATTTCATGGGCTAAATAAAAAACCCTTAAAAATATGCCTTTAAATTGTAGAGTCGCGGCGGGGATTGACGTTAATTGCGATGATCTCCGCAAACCGGGAGGGCTATTCCGGGAGGCTTGGGTTTTTAACCTTAGCGATCTTAGCGCACCTTTAGACGTTGATAACGACGGGTACATCACCAATCTACCCCTCACTATTTATCAAACGCTCTATAAGTTCGCAGGAACAAAATATAGCCATGAGGCCACATGGACGGAGCAAACCTCCGACGGTGGTAACAAATCGTATCAACAGTCAGTAACACTCCGATTGTTCAACTCTAACCCTACCGATGACGCAGCCATTGAGGATCTTGGCGTGGCAGAAGTAGCGGTAATTGTTCGGACTAACTCCGGAGAGTTCCTGATCTATGGAGCAGAAAACGGGCTTACCTCCGACGGTTCATCCGGTGGAGCAGGACGCCAGGCAACAGACTCAACCACATCGACAATCGTACTGGTAGGAACCGAAAGATTTTTACCTAAACGCTTGCTTGTGGGGGGTAGTGCAACTAATACTTTAGCTTACCTGAACGCAGCCACAGCCTAGTTTTTTCTCTCTTTTTAAGCCATAACGAGGCCCATTCATTAATTTGGATGGGCTTTTTATTGTTTTATTTAAATATTTTTTTAAGTTTGATGTATGGTAATAGACATCATTATATAAGTATGCTATCCTTGGATATTGATGATGAGTATCAGGATTTAATAGGCGTTACACCACTGGAAAAAACATCTGGTGAAAAATCCGGATGGAACCGAGAAGAAGTTATTTACGACCACTTAGAATTAATCCCCCTATCAGAAGAGTGGCTGGTGAAGTTAGGGTTTAAGGAGTCCAGATCACACTTTGAAAAAGGTTTCCCCCTTTGGGTGTGCATAGGTGGATTAACTGGTCCTACAGATATTTGGATACATGGAAATTACACGCCAGCCGTTAAAGTTGGTTATGTCCATCAACTACAGAACCTCCATTTCGCTTTAACAGGAGAAGAGCTAACTATAAAGGAATGACAAAGCAGGAAATGAAGTCTAAGATAGACGCCAATCCGAAAAACTATCGGGATCCCGTGTGGAATGAATGCTTTCAGCAATACTACAACGAAAAGAAATCAAGACTGAAACACGGGTGTTCAGGGTGCTATCGCAAATGTTATGAGTGGTTAACGAAATGACGGAGTTTTATCAGATTTACTACCGTGAAGAACAGAAAGAAAGCCTTTTTCCTTTTGCTATACCTTATAAAAACGAAGGACTTACCATTTTCTTTGAAAATTCAGTTATTAGTTCACTGGTCACGGCTTCCCGAGCTAATAAGATTGCTGTTTGCTCCTGGAAATTGAAGGATAAATTGAAGTGGTACGTGGGAAGACCCCGACCGTTAACCATGGAGGTACTTGAAAGTGAATACGACGTGCTTTCATTGACCCGAAATTCGAATTTTCATCAAATGTTTGCCGCTGCCGAGGTATGGCACAAGGGATTTCACTCGATGATGAAGAAAATAGTGGAAGGGATTGGAAAAAAAATGCCGGGAGAGGTTAAAAAACCAATCTATCAGAACCACTTCAGCGCAAAAAGAGAGATTTACCAGCACTACGTGATCACATATCTACTGCCGGCGATGGAATTAATGGTAAACGACCCAGAAGTTTATAAGATGGTGACCGTTGACAGTGGTTACAACAAACTCAACAAGAAAAATTCGGCCCCGTCGGAGTATTTGATGAAGCAAATAGGGATGCCATTTTACCCGATGGCGCCGTTTTTACTGGAAAGATTGTTTTCTGTATACGTTCACAACAATAGAATTAACGTCACTTATCTATGAAAATATCATTACTACATCCGAGTCGGGGGAGGCCAAATAAATCCCACTCCACATCACAGGAGTGGGCTTCTAAAATCGGGGATGAGGTAGAATGGCAATTGATTGTATCCGTAGATGAGTCTGATAAAAGGAGGCTTGATTATCCATTTCACTATTTTCCAGATGAGCCTTCATGTAATCCTGTATATCATCCATTTCAAAGCCACGTAACAATACATTTTAATAACAATAATTCTGTTGTAATGGCCACAAACTACGCAGCAGAACAATGTACAGGAGACATCTTAGTTTATCTATCCGATGACTTCAAATGTCCCGACAACTGGGGAAACCTAATCATAAAAGAATTTGAGGGTGCCACAGGTCCACGGGTGTTGAAAGTAGATGACTGCCTACAAAAGTTCGACGTTCCAATACTTACCATTCCGATAATGAATCGGGCCATGTATGAGTTACTCGGTTATTTCTGGAATCCAGAATACAAATCCATGTTCGTGGATGAAGATCTTTATTGGACAGCAAGAAAAATTAACGCTGTTAAAATGTGTCCCCACCTAAAGTTCCCACATGAGCATCCATCCAATGGTAAGGCTGTGACAGACGAAACCTATCAACGTAGTGCAGCCAACTGGAATCAAGGTAAGGCAGTGTTTGAACGTAGAAAAAAACAAGGCTTCCCGATATGAAGTTATCCATACTCATTTGCTCACTGACTTCCAGATCGTCACAGTTAAAAGCGTTATTCAATGGGTTACACCTTCAATCGGAAGGTAAGCCAGTAGAGATACTTATTAATGTTGACAATCGACAGAAGACAACAGGCCGAAAACGTCAAGAACTTTTAGAGCAAGCCAAAGGGGAGTACATTGTCTTTATTGATGATGACGACCAAGTGCCCCATTATTATGTGGATGAAATGTTGAAAGCTGCTGAAAGTGGCGCAGATTGTTTTGCTATCAATGGAACCATGACCACGGACGGAAAGAACGAGGTACAATGGTTTATATCCAAAGACTATTCTAATGATGACGTTATTAGAGACGGTAAAGTTATTTATCTAAGACACACAAACCATATTACAGCGGTACGACGGGAGATAGCGTTAAAAGCTGGGTTCCCGAATAAATCTAACGCTGAGGATAAATGGTATTCCGATAGGTTAGTACTGAAGTCCGAGTATAAGATTAATCCACCTATGTATTGGTATCGATTCTCACGGTTTAACAAACAGTACAGATGAGCAAGGACGTCATACTTTCCTTTGCCTCGAAAGGTCGAGAGGACTATCGCGCAATGCTTTTACGCCTCATAGACTCCTGTATCGATCACTGGAAAGGAGATGTATTAGTTTATTCCCCTGACCACCATTTACAGGAATACCGGGGCGTTACTATTCATAAAGGCTACCCTAAACCAAGAGGTGTAAACTCGTACACTCATCAAGAGATGCCGTACCAGTTCAAAACGGCCATGATTCAATTGGCCAGAGAGCAAGGATACGAAAGAATTGTGTGGTTGGATTCTTCCATGCAACTCACGAGGGACATTACACCGCTCTTTGAAAAATCACGTACCGGAATCATTACTTTCCATAATCTGGGGCACGATACATGGCGGTATTTGTCAGATCGAGCACAAGAAATGTTAGAAGTATCCGACGAAGAACTAAAGACCATCCCGCAGATATGGGGCGGAGCCTTTATGCTGGATTTTACCAAGCCTGTGGTCGACGTTTTTTTCTCGTTGCTGAAATTCTATTCGGTCAATGGATCGTTTGGCAACTCAACCAGTAAGCGTCCTGGATTCATTGCCCATCGACACGACCAGTCTGTTATGAGCGTCCTAGTGCATGGAATTTGTGATATGATGCCGTACGGAACCATTGTATGTCCTCCCCATCACATTACCAAAGAATACGGTGAAGATTACTATTTACTCTGTAAAGGTTTATGATTCTACTATCTATATTGATGCCGACCCTACCCGAGCGTGCAGATCGTTTCACGAAACTGTACAACGAGGTACAGCGACAGATGGAGTATATACAGACTTTTCACCCAACGATTGGACGGTGCGAAGTGCTAGTAAACTCCCTGCCAAGGTACCTAGACGGGGGGCCAAGTATTGGTATGAAGAGACAATCGTTAATCAACAAAGCCGAAGGAAAATATTTA